TCCTTCGCCGACCTCGAGCGCCACCACTGCCGTTTCATCTGCTGCGCCGAGGCCGGCAAGGCGGTTGCGGCCGGCGACAAGCTCTACTGCGGCAATCCCATCGTTCCAGGCACCTCATGGTGCGAGGGGCATCTGGCGCGCGTGGCGCCGGCGGCAAAGGTAGCCGTCTTGAGGCTGTGGGCGCCCGCCATCGAACCGGCGGAGGAAATGCCTGCATGAACAAGCTTTTCACCGCGCACATCGTGTTGCGTGAGATCTGGGCCCGGCGCCCGGAGCGCATCCCATTCACCCCAATCCAGGCCTTCGGCCTCCCCCTGTACGACATCCCGTTGCGTCCCCAGTCTGTCCCTCAACCTGGAGACCAGAAATGAATACCAACCCCATTCACGACCTCGCGATGATCCGAAAGATTGCGCTCGTCTGCGCCGGCGTGACGTTGTTCGTCGCCTGCCTCATGTCCGCCAGCTTCGGCTGGAGCATGAGTGCGCTGCACGCCTTCGGCCTTGGCCTCATCACCATCGCCACGGCGCTGATCTTCCCCTACATCGGCCATCAGTGGAACGGCGGCAGCAAGTGGTTTGCCGGCGGCCTCGTGCCCATTGCGGTGCTGCTCTGCATCGTCGAGTTCGGCACCCACACCGGCTACACCAACGGCGTGCGCACCATCGAGACGGAGGATACCGGCGTCAAGAACGCCGCCTACCAGATCAAGCAGGACTCCGTTGCCCGCAACGCCGCCACACTCGCCTCCCTGAAGCGCGACCTTGAAGACCTCAAGGGGAAGAACCAGTGGGCGGCGTCTGTGTCGGCCGATGGCCTGCGCGCCAAGCTCCCGGCCATGGATGAAGCCATCCGCCAGGAGAAGGCGCGCGGCGGCTGTGGCCCGCGCTGCCTGAAGCTCACCAACGACCGGGCCGACATCTCCAACCAGATTGCCGTGGTGGAGAAGGTCGACGGCCTCACCCAGCAGATCGCCACGGTGCAGGGGCTCGTAAACGCCAAGGAGACGGAGGCCACGTCGGCTGACTTCAAGTCGTCCGAGGTGGTCGCCCAGCCCGCGTTTCTCGCCAAGACGTTCACGTGGTCGCTCGAGCCCACCGCTGGCCAGAAGGAAGGCACGCAGATCGGCGTCGGCTTCGCCATGGCGCTGGCCACAACCTTCCTGCCGGCGGTGTTCATGCTGATGGCGTTCGGGCCGGCGGAGTTCGTCCCGGGCCACAAGGGCCGCGCTGTCTCCGCCACGGAGAAGAGCACTGACGCCAACGCGGCCCTCCTGCGTGAGATCCACGCGATGATGGCGCGACCCGCTCAGGCGTCCACGCCTGTCCCGGCAATCGCATCTCCGTCATCGACCGACGAAGTCCACCTGCACATCACCAACGACAAAGAGGTGCAGCGCATCAAGCGTGATCTTGGAGACCTTCTGGATAACCGCCTGCTGAAGGCGGCGTAAACGAAAACGGGACGCTCTCGACCAAAGAGCGTCCCGTTCATTTGGATCGGCCGGGGGAATTGGCCTTATCAACCGATACTGACGCGAAACCGAACTGGGGTTGACAATGGGGAACGTAGAGAAAGATCGGGGCGGTTTCAAGACTCGCGCGCCGTGGTTCAAGTGCTTTCCAACAGATTGGCTCGAGGGGACTCGCGGGCTCACTCCCGAGCAGCGCGGCGTCTATATCGACTGCCTTTGCCTCATCTACCGCGATGACAAACCCCTGCCAGATAATGGCGCCGATGGCGAGAAGCGCATGGCGTTTGCTCTGCACATTTCCACCCGCCTTTGGCGCTCCGTCCGCAAGGCACTTATCAACAGCGGGAAACTCATCGAAACCCCAGATGGGCTGATCAATGTTCGGGCCCAAGTCGAGATCGGTTCGCGCTCGGTTCAGCCGCGAGTCGAGCGCGAGTCAGCCGCGAAAAATGGAAAAACACCTGAAGTTTCTACGTGTGCGCGTGCGCGCTCTCAGACTTCAGAGTCAGATACAGAGTTAGAAAGAGAAGGAAGCGCAGTAGCTGCGCCGCCAAGCAAGCCAGATTCGAAATCGCTCTACGAGCGGTTGATCACAGCAGCGAATGGCGCCCTCGACAACCCGGTGAATTGCCAGGGTCTGCTCAACACGGCCGTTCCGCAGATGTGGCTCGAGCGCGGCGCCGATCTTGACCGCGACGTGATCCCGACGCTCGAGGCTGCCGGCGTCAAGCACTGCGGCAAGCGCATCCGCGATTGGAGCTACTTCACCGGCATGGTCGCCGAGACCAAGACCAAGCGCGAGCGCGGTTTGCCAGAGGTTGCCGCAGGCCCAGCCACAGGGAGCGCATCGCCGTTCGAGGACTGGCGCAGCAAGCGGCAGCGAGCGAACCGAGAATTCCTAGACATGGTGCGGAGTATGCCCACATGAGCAATCCACTTCTCGCCCGTTTGGCGATCGTTTACGGCCCGCCCGACAGCGGCGACCCAGCAGCCTACCTCGCCGAGGTTGCCCGCATGCTGGTCAAGTACTCGGATGCGGACCTGCAGCGCGCCGGCGACCTGATCATCCGCACGCACCGCGGCCGCAGCTTCCCGACGCCGGCGCAGATCGTCACCGCCTGCGAGGACGCCAAGCCGGAACCGGCGCCAGTGCAAACCAAGAATGACCCGGCGTGGTCGGCGGCAGCCTTCGCCGATGCCGACCGCCTGCTCAAGAGCGACATGGGCCACCGCGCCGCCCGCGAAGGCTGGGCGCTCGGCTTGCACGACTACTGCCGCAAGCATCGCTGTCTGCCGACACCAGCAAAGATCGCCACCATCATCGGAAACGCGAGGTTCGTCGACCGCGTAGCTTCTGGAGAAGAACCGCTGGTGGGGCCGTTCGAGGGCGCGCTGCGGAAGATGGCGCGGACGTTTCAGGACAAGCGCTCGGAGGTCGCCGCGAAGGCATTGGAAGGCGTCACCGACTCCACCAAGCGCATGACCGGAGAGGCCGCCGAATAACCGGCTATCTCGCTACGCTAGATGAAGGGGAAGGAAGATGAGCGAGAGCTACACCGATGCAGATGTGGAGAGGGTGGCGCGCATGATCTACGAGGCGGTCTGCGCGAGTACTGATCCAGGCGTATCGCTTTGGTATCAGTCTATTGATCGTTCGGAGTTCATGATCGCAGCCAGAGCCGTTCTTTCTGACCTGTACGCCCCGCGTCAACTGTGACCTGGCCTCTCCCAGCCACGCCCCACGAACTCTTCTCGCTCGGCTGGGACACTCTGAGAATAGCTGCGTACCTCGGTAAGCGTGAAGGTGAAATCTACAACGCATTGAGCCAGAGGAACGTCAGCCATGAGCCTCGCAGAACACTACCCCCCGCCTCCGCGCATCAAGAGACGCGCCCCTGAGTTCAACTGCCAGGAACCCGGCGGTGCCTTCGCGACCATCGTCGCCGAGCTTTACAAAAAGGGCCGCATTTCCCCCCGCCAGGCTCGCGCCGCGCAGATGTTCCTAAACGACCTGACAGCCTACCATGGATCCACCGGAACCGGCGGCTATGGGGAGCGCGTCGACAGCACGGCAAAGCCCGGGAAGCTTGCCGGCTGGACGCAGGCCCATATCAACGCGCAAGCCATCCTCGACAAGCTCTGGTTTCACGAGCGGAAAACTCTGGATTACCTGATCACCAACCGTGAGAAGCAGCGGCCGAGTTTAGCGGATTTTGGGCGCGAGGTGTTCGGCTACAACGAGCCGCACATGGCCTCGGCATCGGCGGTCGCAAAGATCGTCGGATTGCTGGAGTCGATCAGCGAGCATTACCTCGGAATTGAGTCATCATAGCCACAGCTGAGGGAAATTCACAGCTAGTTTTTAGAAAACCCTGTTTTCATGCGCACAATCAGGGTATTTCCTCAGGCGAGGCGCAAATTGCGCGAAGGCCCCAAGTGAGGGGCCTTTTTCGTTTCTTGCACGCGCAGCGTAGCCGCTTTAGCGGCGTCAACCCAACTCAACAAGCGCGCCACCGCTGCGCAACCCAATTCCCCACGGCGTTGCAGCGGGTACTCCCCGCACGCGGTCCCCTCCCAAAGGCGGGGACGCATCGCCTTGTCTCACGATGAAAACCCGTCTCCGCCGTGGGGAATACCTATCACCACATGAGGGAACCACCATGCCGCAAGTGAAAGCTGCGCTGTACGAGATCTTCACCGTTGCCGCCCTGGTGGCTGCAACCATCGCCATCCTCAAGGCGGTCGGTGTTTCCGTTCCATCTCTTGGCGGCAGCATCCAGGATTGGGCCATGGTGGCCGTGGCCTGTGCCGCCGGCAAGCTGGCGAAGTGATGGAAGGCGTACCAGCTAGATCACGCATCATTCTTCCGACGGGAGTGACGGTCACCTTCACGGCCTTGGTCGATGGAGCGGAGGTCTGGAACGACTTCTACAAGGTCGTGCTTGTGGTGGGGGAGAAGGTCGCGATCACCGCGCTCCAGCACGACATTGAATACGATTACGACGCGGAGAAGCTTTCCGTCCTGGTGGAGCAATGACAGACACATCCGCCCAAATCGCCGCGCTTAAGGCGCACGGGGATACCCTCAAGGTACCGCTGCGCAAGCGGTATTGGGAGATCGAAGCTCTGCGCAAGCCGAAGCTCGACAAGATCGCCGCCTTGCAGGCAGAGCGCGACGCCAACATCGACAACCTCACGCCGGTTCAGGACCGGGCGATCATCGCTGAGATCAAGCACATCCGCGCGCAGATCGACCCCGATATCGAGGACGAGCGGCGAGAAATTCTGAGAGCGCTCCTCGACGACGACGGCAAGACCCGGCTGGGGAGCCCGTAAGCCATGGCGACCTATAACAAGATCCAGGCGTTCGTCGAGCACCTCGCCGAAAAGGTGCACAACCTCGGCGCCGATACGCTCAAAATCCTGCTTTCCAACGCCGCCCCGTCGGCATCCGGCGATGCAGTCAAGGGCGACCTGACGTCCGAGCTATCGACTGCCGGCGGCTACACGTCGGGCGGGTCGCAGGCGACGATATCAACCTCGGCGCAGGCCTCCGGCACCTACAAGCTGGTCGTCAATGACGTGGTGTTCACGGCTTCTGCCGGCACAATTGGCCCATTCCGCTATGCCGTGCTCTACAACGACACGCCAACCTCGCCCGCTGATCCGCTCATTGCGTGGTGGGACTATGGTTCCTCGATCACGCTTGCGGACGGCGAGAGCTTCACGGTCGACTTCGACGGCACGACTGGCGTGCTGACAATCGCCTGATATGAGCACCCTAGCCAACCTCGTCCGCATGACGACGGCGACGACTGGGACTGGAACCATCACGCTCGGATCGGCGGTGACGGGGTTCAAGGCGTTTCCGTCCTCCCTCGACGGCAAGACGGTAACGTACGCCATAAAGGACGGTGCAAACTCTGAGATCGGTCGCGGCGTCTATACGCATTCCGGTACCACTCTGACGCGCTCGGTGTTGGCATCCACCAACGCGGATGCGGCGCTCAACCTTTCTGGCACGGCAGAGGTGTTCATCACTCCGGCTGCGGAAGACATTGGTGGTCCAGGCGGCCCCGTTCGCGAGACTCTCACCGCCAACCGAACCTACTACGTGCGCGCCGACGGCAGCGACAGCAACAACGGTCTGGCCAACACGTCTGGCGGCGCTTTCCTGACGTTGCAGAAGGCGATCAACGTCGTCGCAGCGCTCGACATCTCGGCATATAACGTAACCATCCAGGTAGCCGACGGTACATATACGGGCTCCGTTGTGGTCAGCGGCCCGTGGGTCGGCAGCGGTGTAGTGACCATCGTTGGTAACACGACGACGCCTGCCAACGTCATCATCTCGACCAGCGGCGCTACATTCCATGCACTCAACAATGCCACCATCACTCTCTCGGGCATGGAGATACGGTCTACGAGCCACATTGGCCTTTGGGCCAGTTACGGAGCAGTCATCACTCTCGGGCCTGCTCTGCGCCTTGGCGCCTGCCCTTCGGTCTATCATATGTTTGCGGAGTTCGGCGGCACCATATTCGGGCGGTCCAACTACAGCATCGTTGGTAATGCCGTCCATCATTGGGTAACAGTGACGCTCGGTGGCATCAGCATTGTCGGTGTAACGATTACCATATCTGGAACGCCCACCATGACGGCCTTTGCGGCTGTGAGCGGCGGTGCGATAGAGTGCTTCTCCAACACCTATTCCGGCAGCATCTCGGGGGCACAATACAGCGTGTCAAACGGCGGCGTCCTGCGGAACGGCGGCGCAACGCTACCCGGCAGCGGCACATCCGGCGGCACTACGACGGGCGGCGGATTCGTGGCATGACAAACGATTGGTTGAACCGCTATTGGATCGTCAACGACGACACGGGGAGGTTCTGGTCGCCAGCGGCCAATGTCTACGTGACCGAGTTGCCGGAAGGCTGGTTCCTAACGGCGCAAGATGCGGTCGAGGCCGCGGGCGGCGCGGAGATAGCCGACTACTTGCATGTCGTGCCGCGCTCGCCGTCCGAGGCAGAACTGACGGCGATGCTGCGTCCGCACGGACTGCGCGGGCCGCTGGCCGAGCCGGTCGACATCAAGGCCGAGGCGCAGCGGCGCATCATCGCGCTGACCGGCGCGGCCGATCTCAACGGCTGCCTCGTGAAGCAGCTCAACGCCACGATGCGGGCGAACGAGCTCAACGACAAACGCATCGGCGGCGCGCAGCTGACCGAGGACGAGGAGGCCGAGGCGGCGGGGCTGCGGGCGCTGGCGGCCGGCATAAAGGCGATCCGCGCCCGCTCCGACGCGATCGAGGCGCTGAGCCCGATCCCGGCCGATTTCGACGCCGATCAGCGGTGGGCATAGGGGGAACGCATGTCGGCACCGTGGATGGATGTCGCGAGCTGCCTGCTATGGTAAGGCCTTAGCCCATGCTAGGCCACTTCGCCCTAGGTGAGCAGGCGCTCGGCGGGGTTTCTGATACCACGCTCAACAACTTGCATGCTTCGCCTGGGGTGTTCGTCCTCGCCGGCCAGTCGGTGCAGATCAAACGACAGTACGTGCTGCATGCAGGGGCGGGCGCCTATGTCGTGAGAGGATACGACGCGATATGGTTACGAAAGAAGGTACGGGCACATGGAGCCACATTTGGCGGGCCATCAGTGCATGGCCTCGTAGGCGGTAGGGCAGTGGTCGCAGCGAGCGCCGGGGGCGGACCTAGGCTGAGGGTGCACTGAGATGCTGAAGAACGGGCGCGTCTACCCCGGCAATCCGATGCTTCTTACGCTTGCAATCTCGGATGACAATGGCAGCCCCGTCGATCCGGCCACGGTGCAACTCAAACTTATCAGCCCATGTGGTCGAGAAACGTCATTCGTCTACACCACCAGCGACGAGCTGCTCCGGGTCTCAGCTGGGCAGTACACGGCCGACATCGTCCCAGACAACGCCGGGCGTTGGCACGCCCGTTGGGAAACGACAGGTCCAGTCGTTGTTCAGGAGGACAGCTTCATCGTCCTCACCAGTCCGTTTTCTTCCGATTGCTATAGGGACTACGTGTGATGCTTGACCCCGTCAGAGAGGCATTCGTTCAGGAGTTCCACGCCACGGGGAATGCTTCCGAGGCATTCAGGCGCGCGAAGCCTGCGGCCAAGGCATGGAAGGACATCACTGTTCATCCGAGGGCATCGAAGATGCTTGCTGAAGACAAGGTCCAGGCAAGGTTGCACGAGCTACAAGCCGCAGCCCGTGAAAAGCACGGCGTCACCATCGAGACGCTGACCGCCGAGCTTGAAGAGGCGCGCACGTTCGCCAAGAGCGTTGGCCAATCCGGGCCCATGGTTACGGCCGTCATGGGCAAGGCCAAGCTGCATGGCCTCATCGTCGACAAGAACGAGGTGACGGGCAAGGACGGCGCGCCCCTCGTTCCGGTGCTGAATGTCACGCTCACGTAGAACGTGGTTCTACAAAGTCTCCGGGCGCCGCCGGGCCGCTGAAATCATTTTGCGCTGATGTCGTCGCGCAACCCTGAAATCAACCTCAAGCTCCACCGCAAGCAAGCCATCGCCCTCGATACCGAGGCCAACGAGGTGCTGTATGGCGGGGCCGCCGGTGGAGGTAAGTCGCACCTGATGCGCGTCGCCGCCATTATGTGGTGCGCGGCGATCCCTGGCCTGCAGGTCTACCTGTTTCGCCGGATCAGAGATGACCTGATAAAGAACCACATGGAAGGCCCCAAGGGCTTCCGGGCGATGCTGGCGCCGTGGGTGTTGTGCGGGTTCGTCAGGATCGTCGACGACGAGATCAGGTTCTGGAACGGCTCGAAGATCTACCTCTGCCACTGTAAGGACGCCAAGGACGTCTACAAGTACCAGGGCGCCGAGATCCACGTGCTGCTCATCGACGAGCTGACGCACTTCACCGAGGAGATGTACCGCTTCCTGCGCAACCGCCTGCGCATGGTCGGCCTCTCCGACAAGATACCGGCGCATTGGATTGGCCGATTCCCCCGCATCCTCGCCGGCGCCAATCCCGGCAACATCGGGCACCTGTTCGTCAAGCGCACGTTCGTCGACGGCTTCGATACCTACGAGGCCAAGCGCATGCCGGCGGAAGAGGGCGGCATGTTGCGGCAGTTCATCCCGGCCTTGCTCGAGGACAACCCCTCGATGGCGACGGATGACCCCCTCTATGAGGGGCGCCTTGCCGGCCTTGGCTCGGAAGCCCTTGTGAGAGCCATGCGCTACGGCGATTGGGACGTGATCGAGGGCGCGTTCTTCGATTGCTTCGAGAAGGCGCGCCACGTGGTGCAGCCATTCGAGCTCCCCAAGCACTGGACGCGGTTTCGTTCTGGAGACTGGGGATCAGCCAAGCCGTTCTCCATTGGCTGGTGGGCGGTCGTGTCGGACCAGATGCAGGTCGAGAATCCGTTCGGCAATAAGCTCACTCTGCCGCGTGGGTGTCTTGTTCGCTACCGGGAATGGTACGGCGCCAAGAAGCCGGACGTCGGCCTGAAGATGAAGAACGAAGCCATCGGCGCCGGCATCGTGGAACGAGAAATAGGCGACGGCAAAATCGATTACGGCGTGCTCGATACCGCGTGCTTTGCCGAGGATGGCGGGCCATCGATCGCCGAGCAGATGCACAATGGCATGCGGGAAGAGGCCAAGAAGCGTGGCCTGCCGATGCCGATGCTGTTCCGGCATGCCGACAAGACGCGCGTGGCCGGCATTGGTTCAGCGGTGGGCTGGAGCGCGGTCCGGTCGCGCTTCATCGGGGACGACGACGGCAACCCTATGCTGGTGGTGTTCGCCACCTGCCATGATTTCATCCGCACGGTGCCCGCGCTGCAGCACGACGCGACGAAGCCGGAAGACATCGACACGGACTCCGAAGATCACGTGGCCGACGATGCCCGGTACGGCTGCAACTCGCGGCCGTGGGCGCGGACAGCACCGATCAAGGCCGTGAAGAAACCGAACGACTACAAGGCAGCGAGAGAGGAAGGCGACAGCTGGCGATGATCACAGTCGTTAAGGCGACGGAAACAGAGCAGGCCGCCGATGCCGGCAGGAAGGCCGGTTTTGGCCGCGAGGTCGAGTTGTCGAACGGCGAAACCTATCGCTTTGCGGCTGCCGGAGCAAACAAAGCTGTGGCCAAGCTGCTCTGCGACGACTGGCAGCGAAGCCTCCTAGGCAAGATCAACGGAAGCGTTGATGCTCGCTGAGGCTGCCAAGCCGCTCGCCAAGACTGGCATGCAGGCGACCGCTGTCGCCCCCCAGGGCCAAGCCACAGACGCCGACGTGCGCCGCTATTGGGGCTATCTGCGCGGCTTTGAGACGGCCAAGGACGGGGAGCTGAAGGAAGGCGCCACCCACGCCAAGTACTACCACGACAAGCAATGGACGGACGCCGAAAAGCGCAAGCTCAAGAAGCGCAACCAGCCCGAGGTCGTCGACAACCTCATAAAGCGCAAGATCGACTTCCTCGTGGGTGTCGAGCAGCGCATGCGCCGCGATCCGCAGGCCTATCCGCGTACCCCCAAGCACGAGCAGGACGCGGATGTGGCAACCTCCGGCATCCGCTACGTGTGCGATCAGAACCGCTGGGACAACCTTTCCTCCGAGGGCATGCACCACGGCCTGGTGCAGGGCAAGGGCGCCATATGGGTCGGCATCAAGCCGGGGCCGAACGGCAACGACGTCGCGCTAGAGCTTTGCGATCCAGGCCGGTTCTTCTATGACCCACGGTCGATCAAGCCAGACTTCTCCGACGCCCGCTACATGGGCGTGCAGGTCTGGCGCGATGTCGACGAGGTGAAGGAAGAGCACCCCGACAAGGCCGACGAGATCGAGAAGATGGTGGACGGATCGGCTTCGCCGTCGAGCCGCATCTCCATTCCGGCCGATTACGACCAGGAGCTGCAGTGGACCGACCTTGACGCTCGCCGCCTGCGCATGGTCGAGATCTACGAAAAGCGCCTGCAGCCGCCGATGATGAAGGCGGTCTGGTACTTCTGCAAGTTCTCCGGCGTCCACGTGCTGCAGTCGATGGTGTCACCGTATCAGGACGAATACGGCCAGCCGGACAACCCCTATCTTGGCTGGTCTCCGTACATCGATGAAACGGGCACCCGCTACGGCCTCATCCGCACCATGCAGACGATGCAGGACGAGGTGAACCACCGCCGTTCCCGTGCCCTGCACGAATTGAACAACCGGCAGACGTTCTCCAACCGGCCGGGCTCCGTCGAGGACGTCGACAAGCTCAAGGCGGAGATCAACAAGCCGGACGGGCACATCGAATTCAACGCTGGCGAGTGGGGCAAGGACGTCGGCATCGTCGACCGCTCCAACCAGCTCAAAGGCCAGTTGGAGATGCTGCAGCAGTCGATTCAACGGATGGAGAACTACGGGCCTAATCCAGGTCTCATCGGACAGGGCGGCGGCGTAGCAGACCAATCCGGCCGAGCGATCCTGGCTCAGCGCGACAGCGGCATGACCGAGCTTTCCCCGGTGTTCGAGCGCCAGCGCAATTGGAAGCTGCGGGTGTACCGGGCCATCTGGGCGCGCATCCGGCAAGCATGGACCGCAGAGCGGTGGATTGCCATCACCGACGAGGAGAGCGACGTTCAGCATCTGCCCATCAACCAGTATCAAATGGTCATCGACCCTCAGACCGGGCAACCGCGCATCTCGGCGCAGAACGTTGTGGCGCAGATCGACGTCGACATCATCCTCGACGAGGGCCCCGACACGGTCGTTATGCAGGAAGAGCTGATGCAGACGCTTTCGCAGCTCGGCAACACCCCGCCGCAGCTGTGGAAGGTGTTCATCGAGCTTTCGCAGGTCAACCGCAAGGATCAGCTGATCAAGATGGTCGACGAGGCGATGGCGCCGCCACCCGATCAGGCGCAGCTCGCCGCCAAGATGGCCAAGCTCGAGGAATTGCTCAAGTCGGCAATGGTCGACGAGAAGATTGCCGGCGTGGAATCGAAGCGCGCCGATACCATTGCCAAGCTGCTGACCGCATTCACGCCGCAGGCCCCGCAGACGCACGAGGACAAGCTGACAGGGCAGGTGACACAGTTGCCGGCCGCTCCCCCGCCCGACATCAACGCCGCCCTGCAGGCCATGCAGGCGTTGCCGCTGACGTATCCAAACCCAACGATAGGGCAGCAGGACCAGCAGGACGCCATGCAGCCGCAGATGCCGCAAGGTCCGATGGATGGCGGGCAGGTGCAGGAAGATCAGCAGCAGGGCATGCCGCCCCCGCCCGGTAACGCCCTGATGGGCCAGACAGGCATGTTGCCACCGCCAGGAGGAATGCCAGTTGGACCGTGACGAGATCGCGCTCGACGCTGCTCAGCAGATCGAAGACCTGTTTGCTCAGCATCACGCGGGCGGCCGATCGCAGCGGTTTGCAAGCATTCAGCGCATCATCCGCGCGGGGCTCGAGCAAGCCCCGCAGCCGAAGCCGCAGAACAACCCGCCGCAAGCCGACGTGCGCGGCAAGGACGGCAACTTCGACAAGCCGTTTAAGGATTACCTGAAAGAGTAGCCTAGCCGTGCGTCTCGCGCGGGCAGCGCGTCATCTGTCCATCGCCTCGCTCGAGCGCATCGAGCGTTCCTCGTGACCAGCAAACGATATTGCGGAGAGTGACCCCATGACGACTGACCAGTCGGCATCGCTAGATGCTGCGCTTGACGATGTGTTCTCACCAGGACGCGACAGAGCCGGCAAATCCGCGCCGCCTGAGACCCAAACGCCACCGGCCGAGCCGGCTGCATACCCTACCCCAGCAGCCGAAGCAACGCCGCCGGCGCCAGTCTCTCCCACTGAAGCCGTCGACCCAAACACTGGCCGCATGGTTCCACTCACCGAGCTTACCAATGAGCGCAAGAAGCTCAAAGGCGAGCGCGATGAAGAGCGGCGTCTGCGCATGGAAGCCGAGGCGAGAGCCAAAGTTTACCAGGAGCAGATCGAAGCGGCACGTCGTCAGCCGCCGCCGCAGGCACCCCAACCGCGTCAACAAGTCCGCATCCCCGATCCCATCGCAGAACCGGAGCAGTACGCGCGCTTCGTCCACCAGACGGCACAGCAGCAGGTCTTCGACGCCCAGCTGAACGCTTCTGAGGACCGAGCCCGCGACAAGTACGGCGATGCCGTCGTCGATGAAGCCTTCCAAGCAGCACAGGCGGCCGGCCTTGTCGGTTCGCAGAGCCCACTCCTCCAACAGCGTCACCCTTGGGGCGCAATGGTCGAGTGGCACAAGCAGCAGAAGGCTTTGCAAACGATCGGCTCAGACCCGGAAGCCTACGCCAACAGGATCAGGGAAGAGGAACGGCAAAAGGTTCTCGCCGAGTTGAAGGCGGGCAACGGACCAACGGCAGGGGCGCCGCAACAGTTCCCCGGAACGCTCGCTTCGGCAACGCAGCAGGGCGCCACCGGGCAGATCACCAAAAACCTGGAGGCTGCAACTCAGGACGTGTTCGCCCCTGACCGCAAGGCAAGGGGGATGCGCCGGTAATGCGTAGCCGCAGCCTCGTGACCCATCCCTGACACGAGGAAAAAGCAATGGCTTCGACTTCAGTTCTCGCCGGTCTCGACCTTACCAAATGGTCGCCGAAGTTCCTGACGGAATACATCAGGAAGTCGGGTTTCGAGCCCTACATGGGCACGTCGGAAGACGACATCATCCACGTCAAGATGGACCTGCAGACCGACGGTCTGACGATCCGCATTCCGCTCCTCGGCCGTCTGCAGGGTGAGGGCGTTTCCGGCAACTCCCCGCTCTCCGGCAATGAAGAGCAGGCGGACCAGTACTACCAGGATATCGCCTGGGAGTATTATCGCCATGCCATGGTGACAACCAAGAAGGAGCAGGAAAAGGCCGCGGTCGATCTCATCGCCTCTTTCCGTCCGGCTCTTCGCAACTGGGCGGCGGAAAAGCACAAGTACCAGATCATCGACTGCCTGCATAAGACGTCCGGCGGCCTCAAGTTCTCGGCTTCTGACGCCACCGCGCGCAACCTGTTCGCCGCCAACAACGCCGACCGTATCCTGTTCGGCGCCACGGCCGCCAACTATTCGGCTACGCATGCCACGGGCCTGACGGCGATCGACAACACCGCCGACAAGCTTACCCCAGAGGTTGCCGAGCTGGCCAAGCTCATGGCCCGCACTGCGAGCCCGCACATGCGCCCCTACAAGACGGAGGACGGCAAGGAGTTCTTCGTGTGCTTCACGCATCCGCTCGGGTTCCGTGATGTCAAGAACAGCGACAGCATGAAGCTCGCCAACCGCGACGCCCGTGCTCGTGACGTGTCGAGCAACCCGATCTTCCAGGATGGCGACCTCATCAAGGACGGCATCATCTATCGGGAGATCCCGGAGTTCTACCAGCCGCGCGTTGGGTCTGTTTCGACGTTGCCGAACCCGGAGACGACGTTCTCCAACGGCACCATTCAGTGCGGCGTGTCGTTCCTGTGCGGCGCCCAGGCGATCGGCAAGGTTATGAAGCAGGCTCCGCTTCCGACCGTCAAATCGGAGGACGACTACGGCTTCGTCAAGGGCGTCGGCATCGAGATGGCGCACAACTACGAGAAGCTGCGCTGGAACAACGCCGGCACGCCGAACAACGCCGTCACCAACAAGGACGTCGGCGTCTTCACTATCTACCACGCCGCTGTGGCTTAAAGGGAGGACTGAACAATGGCAGCTTACGAAACGGACCTCTCGCGCAGCTACGGCAAGGTGATTGGAGCGGGTGTTGCGCGCTCT